GAATTATTGGTCAAATGGTAAAATGTGGCTTTTTTACAACAAAACTGCTTATTTTTTAAGCACTTCGTAAAAACGCTGGTTGATAATGTCCATTTCCTCTTTGGAAACGTAGAAGTCTGTAGTGGGATCGTAATAGGCGCCTTCTTTGTTGTCATAATACAACACTTGGCCCGAGAAGTTGAACGGACCTTCTAGGCCCTTGCGTGGCTCGTACTTGGTACGCATTATGTCTGTGGTGTCAACAACCTTGTAACCCATTTTGGACTCCTTATTTCTTACAATACTTCTATTGTAGCAAAATGGGAATTGTTGGTCAACCGTTTACTTCCAAAGGTCTTGTACTACTTTGTCGTTAATTTTGTGGGGTTTGGGATTGCCATGAAATACTAAAACAGAAGTATTACCGTCAATCAGTGTGCCTTGTCCCGGTGCTCTGTGCTTTCTGTACTGAAAGTCGTAGCCGCCATCAAAGCACTGCCACCGCCAGCTTTTTAATTGTGTGTCATCAAAGTATCGAATTCTGTTGTGACCAAGTGTTGCATAGAGATAATCTTGATCCCCAGGGTACTGTCTTGACAGTTTGGCAATGTCATTGTTTTTAAACTTTTCCCATATCAAAGCATGATGTTTGACATTCCACCACATCACACTGGAGTTCAAGGTGTTAATTTTGGAATTTTGTAAATGTCTGAAATCCCTAATGCCCCAGAGGTAGTTGGGATCTAATTGAGTAATCCAACTTACATCACGCACAACAACTGTGTCAAGGTCAAAGTAAAGCAGATTGCCTTCATGATGTTCTGGATTAAACACCTGCAATTTATGCCACCATGATTTCTTTGGTCCTGCAATACCTGGCCAGTCTTCTAGTATGTGCTTGACCATGTACGGAGGCACACTACGGTCATGTTCGGTATAAACGTGAAAACGTAGGCCTCCGGGCAAGTTACGTTCCAACATGTTGTACAACCGTTCAACATAGGTCCAGTCGTAACCGGTGCTGTGTATCACACAGGCACAGTCAGTTATGCCAGTGCTGATTCTATTCTTCTTAGCCATAAGCCTTGTTCTAATTCTGGCACAGTATATTCAGTATGACTAATTTGTGCAAGCCATAAGTCTCGATCAGTTACATAAGGTTTCTCTATGTCAGTAATAGCAACACCAACAGGATGTGCTAAACTAGTAGCATCGACCACAGGACGCACTCCTGCTATGGCTGCTTGTATGCCTGGACCTGAATTATAATTTACAATAGCATGGCAATCTAGTCCCAAATCAAAACTGTCGTATGTGTTAGACACTCGGCCAGGTGATTCAACTCTGATTCCGGCAAAACTTGTGGTGTTGAGACTGCATCTGGGATGTGGTCTAATGTGTATGGGTCTATCTGTGTTGTGTTTTATTAGTTGTATCTGAGCGTGTATCCACGTGGTAAGATCAACCCCTGCCAATTGTTCGCTTTGTGTGTGCTGTGCCGCTATCACAATATGTGATTTTGAATTTGCAGGAGTGCCAAATCTTAAGTTCATTTTCCGGGGGCGATCCCAATCTAGGTTATCCATGTGCCCATAGTAGCCTCGGGCATTGATGTTGTTCACTGCAACCTTCCATGTTGTGCCACGATGCAATGCACCAATATCAATAATGATCACAGGCTTGTCCTGTGCTCTGTAGTGTCTATATACTGCCTGGTTAGCGGCCATTCTGCCAGACCACAGTGCTGACCATATTAATAACGCATCAGAGTCTTGGCTACGCTCTTGTGTTTCTATTCCGGCATCACGCAAAGCACTGAGCATGGCATTCATAGGAGGGCCGCCATTTAGAGCACGTTGCAAAGGATAATATGCTATGGTTTTAATCATAAGTATTTTTGATGAAATATACTGTATGTACCACTTTTAACGCCAGCGGTTATGAAAAATATGGCCGGCGTATGATCAAAACCTTTTTGCAGAATTGGCCCCAAGAGGTTCAATTGGTTGTGTATGCCGAACGATGTGCAGTAAGTGAATCAGCACCCAACTTGGTTGTGCATGACCTAGAATCTGTTAGCCCAGAGTTATCTGCATTCAAACACAAGTGGCGTGGTGTGCCTAAGGCGAATGGTGATGTCAGCCAAGACCCTGTAAGAAGCAAACGCAAGGATGCCGGCAAAGGATTCAAATGGGACGCTGTGAGATTTGCACACAAGGTCTATGCTATATTCCACTGTGCCAGCACTGCTAGATCTACGTGGCTACTATGGATGGACGCAGATACCATATGCCATAGCCCAATTACTATAGAGGATATCAACACTTTATGTCCTGCACACACAGATCTATGTTTCTTGGGTCGTCGTGGCAAGTTCAGTGAATGCGGATTATACGCAATGAATTTAAACAGTCCTGCTACTCGGTTGTTTTTAAACAAGTTTCAACAAGCATACGATGACGCTGAAAATGGCATTTTTAAACTAGATGAGTGGCACGACTCGTTTGTATTTGATGATGTTAGACGTAGCGCCAATTTAATAGAACTGGACTGGAGCAGTCATTTGATCACAGGCGAAGGACATCCATTGATAAACTCAGCCTGGGGTGCATGGTTAGATCACTTAAAAGGTGCCAGGAAAAATTTAGGCCGTAGTAAACAAGTGGACCTGAAAATAAAACGTACAGAAGCGTATTGGCAATGAATTGGATTTTTCTTAATAAGAACGGTAACGACGAGTACATGGAAATGTTTGCTCGTGGATGCGGAAGTACCCCTACTGAATTAGAAACCTGGGATTATAACAGCAGTCAGGATCCATTGGTGATTCGTGGCATTATGAAACACAAAATCATCAAACAGTGTTGGAATGATCAACGGAATTTCTTGTATATAGATTCGGGCTATCTTGGAAACCGTCGTTATGTTAAAAATCCACGTGGAGATAAGATCTGGCATAGAATTGTGCCAAATAATTTACAACACAATACCATAATCAAACGCCCACCCGACAGGTGGCATCGTCTTGGCCTAACCCCACTGGCACCAAAAAAGAATGGCCGTAAAATTCTAATTGCGGCCCCTGATGAGAAGCCTTGTTTATTTTACAATATTAATCTTGACGATTGGGTGCGTACCACAGTTGAAACAATAAAACAACACACTGATCGACCTGTTGAAATTCGACAAAGAAATCCCAGTCGACAAACACGAGTAGCCAACAGTTTAGAATCAGCACTAGACGACGTGCATGCCGTGGTTACATTTAATTCAATTGCTGCCACGGAAAGCATACTAGCCGGAGTTCCGGCATTTGTATTGGCACCATCAAACTCAGCATTGCCAGTGGCCAACACTGACCTTTCAATGATAGACAATCCTCGGTACCCTGACAGGAACCTACTAGAAACGTGGCTATCACACCTTGCTTACTGTCAATTCTCTAATGCTGAATTATCAGACGGTACTGCATTTAGAATATTACAGGAGACTTACAATGTATGAAAGCCACGGATGGTGGTTCCCCGACACCGAAACACACTTTCCACAGATGCTTGACAAGAGTATCGGCAAGGGTGGGCCTGCTGAATATCAGTATCAGGTACGCAACAAGAGTTTGACCTACGTCACCCAGTTTAGAACCAGCATAGATATTGGTGCTAACGTGGGCTTGTGGTCACGTGATCTAGTCAAAAAGTTTGAGCGTGTGATTGCGTTTGAGCCAGTGCCATTATTTAGAGAATGTTTGCAACGGAATGTATCAGGCAAAAACTTTTTTATCAGTCCCATGGCCTTGGGCGATCAGGATACTACAGCACATATGAACATTACCGAAGGCAACACTGGACACACTCATATAGATCCTGCCAGTATTGGATCTGGCGAGACTATTGTGGTCAAACTAGACAACTTGCACATTGACAATGTGGACTACATTAAAATGGACTGCGAAGGATTTGAATATCGTGTGATACAAGGTGCAGAACAAACTATCCGTCAATGGCGGCCCATAATTGTAGTAGAGCAGAAGCCTCATGATATGTATTCAAAAGAGTATGGGCAGTTTGCGGCCATTGGGTTGTTGGAATCATTTGGCATGCACAAATTAGATCAAGTTAAAGATGATTGGATTATGGGATGGAAATAACATGACATTAATTGACAAAGATTATAAAGATCAACTTACATACTTGCATCAAGCAGGCAAGTTTAACAACGGGCACAAAGCCTATGCAATTGTCAAAGACTTTATTGAAAAATATCAACCCGCCGGTGTGTTAGACTTTGGGTGCGGTCAAGGAGGACTTATTGCCACAATCAAAGAACTACATCCCAACATTGAGGTCACCGGGTACGATCCCGGTAATACAAACTTCCAACATTTGCCCGCACATCCAATAGATACTGTGGTCAGCACAGATGCTATAGAACACATTGAGCCCGATTACCTTGATGCTACATTACACACCATTGATGAAAAAATGCAACGTTGTGGCTTTTTTAGAATTGCCTGTTATCCAGCAAAAAAACACTTGCCCGACGGACGCAATGCGCATCTAATAGTCAAGCCGCCTGAATGGTGGAGACACAAGATTGAAACTGAAATGAATGTCAGAGTTGTTTGGGAAGAGATCAGTGTGTTTGACCGATCAGACAAGTGGGCCTGGGTTAGTGGCCACAACTATGATGTTATTGTAGAAAAGGTATAAACTTCTGGTATATTTTGCCTGCACGGGCTTCTTCGTCACTCCAGTGTGCGGCAGCCAGGTCTTGTATCCATTGCTGACGATCAAATGTTACAGGTGATTCAATACTAGATGCATTTTTATTTGCCACTGCCCAACTTACGCAACTCGAATCATCGGCAAACACAGGGATTCCGGCACACACCGCTGCCACACTGGCTGAACTATTAAACAACACTACAGAGTGTGCTCCTACTAGGTTGTCAGTTAGTTTACTATGCTTGGGATCTATAACAGATACATTCCATTTTTCTTTATACTTGGGTGATGTAAATTTAGCAAAGTCTAACATTGCATAAGAACCCGGATGTGGGCGCACAATAATTGCTCTTGTGGTGTGCAGTCGTAATTCTTTGATTTTTGCGTCCAACCATTGATTAGGATTTAAAGACTTCATTGAAAATCCTCCATCACGTTGCATGCATATTAGTATGTGTCCATTATTTACGCTGGGTGGGTTTAGTTGTAAAGATAATCGTTGACTTATTTCTTGCCACTTTTCTGGGCCACTGGATTTGTTTGCGTATTCTGCACAATCATAAAACGGTCCACCTAGACTGTATCTTAAGTAAGTGCTGGAGTCATCGAGATATTTCCAACAACTAGCATCAATGCACATGGTCTTGAATTTGTGACGTTGTTGCTCAGCAATAATTTGTTTTCGTAATACAACGTTTGGTCCACCAGTACTTGCGGTTGTCCATCCTAGTATCACTGCCAATGGTGCAGGTTGGTATTTGAAATCCCATTCAACATGAACGCGGTGTCCTGTTTCAGTAACTCCCGCAGCGAAGCTTTCTAAGCATGCAATTTTCCTAGGATGCCTCCGAGGATTTGCCACGCTACTGAGGTATACAACTACATCAATGGTCATTTAAGATCCGCCATGCTGTGCCATTTTGCATTTCAGCTTCAGTAAACTGGCAATATGCAAGATGTCTTGCCCAGGCATCTACTTCATCCATGGTTGGTATATACAGATTTTCAATATCAGCAAGCTGATGTCTACACAACGGCGCGGCAGCGTTTGGTCCCAGAGTGATTGCTGGTTTACCTAGTAGCAATGCTTCTGTGGCAGCAATGCTGGAAAATGTTACCAAGCAATGTACATCGCGGTCAAGAGCCATCTCCATAGTATCATTAAGAAGTCTGGCTGTGCGACTTTGTTTGGTGCGCACTATAACAGGACGATCGGTGTGCTGTTTTATTTCTGCTTGTGTTTGTTCTAACCAATCTTCTAATACAATGTTGTATAGATTTAGTAGTTTTTGACTAGGCGGAGCTAATAGTATGCTAGTTCCTCTTCTGAATTTTTTTAATTGAACTCCGGTAGCAACAAATCTATCCCCTGGACGTTCTACAATATCACCAAAATATTGCACATCATTTTTGGTAACTCTGTGATAAGTTTTTCTCTTGCCGTTGCCAAAATATCCAGTGTCAATGTAATAAAAAGTTCTGTCGGCCTCGCGGCATGCAAGCATTTGATTCTTCCTAGTAATCCCACGTATCACCACCGGTGTTGATGTAGTTTCTTCTCGAGCCCAAGTGCTTAATCTGCCGCCACACCCTTGTATAAAACTTTGCAAAATTGGATCGTACTGCTTTCCTTTTTTCTGGTACATGAGTTCAAAATCCTTGTCATCACTTGCTATGGCTGCTACATTTCCTGTGTTTAATAATTTAATTTGATCCATGATATAATCAATGCCGATGCCATAGTAATGCCCATCGGGGTCTACTCTCCATTTTAGTATATCTCTAAAAATATCTTTGATAGGATCAGTGATCATATCAAACTCGGGTATTGCTAAAGGAGAAGGTAGTAAATGAACACCAGGTTTTTCTTTCCTTCCAAAGACCAATTCCCAATTGCTTGCAAATGTATTTGCATCAACACTTTTAGGTCTTGGTGCCGATCCTTTGCCGTCATTACTCATTCTATTGTCCTTTGTAAACAATATTCAGTAAGTATTCGTTCTCTGTGCCACTCGTCGCCTTGTGGTGTATCAGCAAACTCTTGAAAGCAAGGTGTGCCTAGTGTGTAGTGCAACAGCTTGGCATTCTTATTAACACCATATTCGTCAGGTAGCCAATTCCATTCAGGTGGTAGTTCGCCAATGCGCGAATCTTCTAACCACGAGAAGCGGTGGAGCTCACTGCCTGTGGATTGCTGGACGAACTGGGGAGTAAGTTTCCTGTTAGGAAAAGAATTACAATTCCACAGAATAACACTACTCCAATTTTTTCGAGGATAGTCTTCATTTTTTGCTCCTAGGTATTTTACAGGCATGCGTGTTTGGTAATCATGTTTGACTACCATCACATCCATATAGAGATTCTGTAATTCCCATAACTTCACAATGTCATCACGCACAATCATGTCACCGTCAATGAAGATTGCCCAGCCCGTGTATTCTTGCAGGTGTGGCACAAGGAAACGAGTATAGATAAAGTGATTGCTTCCGTCTGTGTGTGTTTCTTCGTAGTCTCGAAACAAGTTCAAGGCCACAGGAATAATAGCCACTGGCTTTGATGCATGCCGTATGATTGAGTTGGCACAGGTGTGAAAAGCAATGGCTTCTCTTGGGTCGTATCCGACATAAACTGGTATGGCTTTCATCGACGCTCAATGTCCTCTTCCACACAGTCTTCACCGTATTGAATTTCAATCAGCTTGAGAGGTTGATCAGTTTCGTTGCACAACATGTGCCACTGATTTTTTGCAATCCAAATATGCTCATGCACTCCAAAATGTCCAACAAGATCGTGATCACTAGAATTGTCCAGGGTATATACAGCGGCTTCGCCTTCTGCCACAAACCAAAACTCAGCACGTCGATCATGTCGTTGCATACTCAAACATGTTTTGGGTGCTACAGTTAGTTCTTTGAGTTTGGTATTTGCCCCAACTTCGTGTAACACACGATAGTACCCCCATGCCCGTCCAGTCTTAGGTTTCTTCCAATCTTCCAGTATCCAAGAACTGGAATTCATTTTGTTTTCGCCGCCCACACCAAACACAAACTCCACATCATCAATAACCATTTCGGGAATGTTATCTCGTGTGCGATCTCCTCCGTTGGCAAATACAATTTGATCGTTGGGATAACGTATTTTTACTAGTTGGATTGCGTCACAACTGCTATTGTCATTGTCATTGTAAACCACAACCTCGTCTACAATGCTCAATGCACTGACTAGAGCAAATCGTTCACTCATGGGCATGAATGGTTTACCTTTTTTACGAGTAAGCCATTCATCTGAATTGAGTCCAACAACTAGTTTGTTGCCTAGTTGTTTTGCCGCCTGGAAATAGGCAAGGTGTCCAGAATGGATGGGGTCAAAGCCGCCGGTGACAAGTACAATTTTCATACTAGTATTTACAGGCGGCTTTGCTCTTGTCTGTTTTTTTAATATCTGTACGTATCAGCTTTGTAAGGGCCGGCAACATCTACGTTGATGTAATCTGCCTGAGCATCTGTTAAAGTTGTCAACATAGCACCAATCTGTTCAAGATGCAAACGTGCTACTTTTTCATCTAGCTGTTTAGGCAACAAATACATTTGCCCTTTATTGTATGTTGTTGGATTGTTAAACAATTCAATCTGTGCAAGAACCTGATTGGTAAAGCTATTGCTCATAACAAAACTAGGATGTCCAGTAGCGCAGCCTAGATTAACCAATCGTCCCTTGGCCAACAAGATAATACGTTTGCCATTGGGCCAAATAACATGATCAACTTGTGGTTTAATTTCTTCCCACACTAAATCTGTTAAATCGGCAACAGTAATCTCTGTATCAAAGTGACCAATATTACACACAATAGCTTGGTGTTTCATGGCATCCATGTGTTTGCGTGTGATAACATCTTTGTTGCCGGTCGCTGTTACAAAAATATCAGCTTTGTCGGCGGCGTATTCCATAGTCACAATGCGATAACCTTCCATGGCTGCTTGTAATGCGCAAATAGGATCTGTTTCTGTAACCCATACCTGAGCACTCAATGCTCGTAAGGCAGCTGCACTACCTTTTCCCACATCTCCAAAGCCACATACCACTGCGGTTTTACCGGCAATCATCACATCAGTGGCACGTTTGATACCATCAACTAAACTTTCGCGGCAGCCGTACAAGTTGTCAAACTTGGACTTGGTCACAGAGTCGTTCACGTTAAATGCACGGAAAGGAAATGTTCCTTCAGATATACGTTTTAAAATATGATAAATTCCAGTTGTTGTTTCTTCGCTGAGACCAACAATGCCATCAACAAGCTCTGGGTGTTTATCAATGATAACACCAGTCAAATCATGGCCGTCATCAAGAATCATGTTAGGCGTCCAGCCGTTGGGACCTGTTAACGTTTGATCAATACACCACCAGTACTCCGCTTCTGTTTCACCCTTCCAGGCAAAAACAGGAATGCCCATGTCAGCAACAGCAGCCGCGGCATGGTCTTGTGTGCTGAATATATTACAGCTACTCCAGCGCACACTTGCACCAAGTTCCACTAGGGTTTTGATTAATACAGCAGTTTGAATAGTCATGTGCAAACTACCCACAATACGTGCACCACTTAGTGGTTGTGCCTGTTTGTATTCTGCTTTTACTGCCATCAATCCCGGCATCTCACTCTCGGCAATTGCAATTTCTTTATGACCCCAAGCAGCCAAGTTAATATCTTTAATTTTGTAATCCATAATTTTCCTTTTAATTTTTATGATGTTGCCACAGCGCATCAGATCCACCAAGGTGTCCCCAATCACTATCCACAGTCATGCAACTGCTAATACCACCACGTGGTCTGAATTCAATCTCAATACGAATACGATCTGGTTCATAGGCTTTGAGTAAATCCTTGTACATCACATCCAAGGCTCGTTCATAGCTTATTACAGTATCTCTATATTGAAACAAATACTCTTTAAGACTTTTTAATTCTATAGTACGATCTTTACCATAGAACCAGATAGTAATGTCCCCAAAGTCTGGCTGATTCTTCACGCCAAGAAATGTAAACTCAGGAATAGAAATCCGTTGTTCGTATCCCTTTGCGGCATTAGGTAAAGACTTGAGAGTACTACCATCAATGCTGTTCCAGATTTTTACAGTCATGTTATTCCTTTAAAATAAATCAGTTTTTTCCCATGGCAAATAGTCTTTGCCAAAATGTCCATAGTTGGTAGTTGAGTTGTAGATAGGACGGAACAAATTAAATCGTTCAATAATACCTTGAGGCGTCAAATCAACATTGTCTTGTAACCAGTTAGTTAACTCACGACCCTGTGCGGCATCTGCGGTTTCAACATAGAAGCTCATGGGTTGTGCTAATCCAATGGCGTAGCTGATTTGCACTGTGGCCCAATCTGCTCGACCACTGGCTACAATATTCTTAGCCAAATACCGAGTTAGGTAGGCAGCACTCCGATCCACTTTAGTAGGATCTTTGCCACTGAAGGCTCCGCCACCATGAGGACTATAGCCACCGTAAGTATCAACAATAATCTTACGGCCAGTAAGCCCAGTATCGCCATCAGGACCACCAATAACAAATCTACCAGTAGGGTTAATAAAGAATTCAGTTTGGTCATCTACATATTTTTCTGGCAGGATACTGCGAATTACACTTTCAATTGATTGTCTAACTTGAACAATATCTACAGACTCATGATGTTGAGTTGAACAAACAACTTTAGCAATGCGTTTAGGAGTACCGTTATCGTTGTATTCAAATGTTACTTGGCTTTTAGCATCTGGTCCTAACCAAGGCAGCGCCATACTTTTACGAACATGTGTCAATGTTTCAACAATACGATGGCTCCAATAAATGGCACTGGGCATGTGTACAGCAGTTTCATTACATGCATATCCAAACATCAAACCTTGATCGCCTGCACCAAACGTGTCTGTGCCCAAGGCAATATCTGCACTTTGCCCGTGCAACAAATTTGTAATCTCTACATCGCGCCAGCTAAATCCAGTTTGATCGTAACCAATATCCTTAATCACACAACGAACTGCACTATCAACTTCTTCTGTGTGTAAAATGCCTTTGTATTCTCCTGCAACTACAACACGATTGGTTGTGACCAAAGTTTCACATGCGCAACGCAATGATGAATCTTCTTTGCTCATAACTAAATCTAGTACTGCATCACTAATTGCATCTGCAACTTTATCTGGATGCCCTTCACTAACACTTTCACTTGTAAACAAATAACTCATTGGTTCCTTTAAACTTGTATATCTTCCATGCCTGCAGTACGTAATCTAACCACATGCCCCATTTGCCATTGCTTGGTATCTAGGCCTTTCATGATCCCTAACCAACGATTACGCAGTAGTGCAATTTCGTTAATAAGTGTCTCCATGTCAATGACTTCGTCTTCTCCGTCAACATATTTTTCAGCATCTCTAGATGTTAATGCTCTAGCATAGCCTTCGAGATATTTTTGAAAGTGTCGTCGGCGTATTTTTCGCAATTGTATGTTGAGAAAATTAAGCACCGCCTCAATTTCCTGCAGTTGATTGAATCGATGCTCAGTGATTCCAGGCAATGCAGTAATATTTTTTTCTACTATACCACCAATACGACAATCTTTTTTGGCTGCATCTAGCTCGTGTTCGTAGTATGCAACAAAATCTGGAAGCAGACTTAGATCACCAACTACACGACTGTACCACATTAGTCTTCCCAGTCTTTGTCATCAAAGTCATCAAAGTACTCATCTTCTTCCGCATCTTCTTCGTCACCGTAATCTTTGTCGTTGTCAAGATATGCAGTTAACGCACGTTTGATATCCGAATCACCTTTGAAGGCATTCCGTATGTCATCTACATCTGAATCATTGTCCATCAAGATCTGTACCACAGTTTCTGCAGCCTCTGCACGATCCACGGTGTTTACAAAACGTTTGAGTTCACCCCAGATTTCACTTGCTACTACTTCGCTCATTCTGCATCCTCCTCAACTGTAATTACCTCTGCCTTCTGATTACCAAAGTCTTTCATCACAACATCCAAGCACGAGTCATCGTTGCGTTCCCAACCTTTGCGGAACTTCTTGATGATTTCTCCAGCACTTGTGGTAAACACCAGACTGTTGCCTTCTTTCTTGAGCAGACCTTTTTTCTCAATCAAGTCAGTAAGACCTGAGTAAGGGCTCATGCCTGTTGTGTAAGGGATTTTAACTTGCACACCTTCAAAGGGCTTGGCATAGCGTGTTTTCATAACTTTACAGCCTGCACGGATACCGTTGACTTCAGATACTTTGTTGCCATCTTCATCTTCTTTGAGCTTCATCTTCTTCATGGCAACCACAATTGAGCTTGCGTAAATGAAACCTTGGCCGCCTGAGATCTTGTCATCTGGATCAAACATGTCCTGGCTAGCGTATGTGTGATTGGTACACACTAGGCCAACGTTGTAGCTACCAAACATGTTGACGCAGTTACGAACAAGTGCGGTGAGTGCTTTGGGTTTGCGACCAAGGTCACCTTTCATTTCACCTGCATCAAACTGGTTAACGTCTGTGGGTGTTAACAACATGCCCAGGGAGTCAATAACAAACATGACCTTAGGACGTTCGCCGTCTGGTAGTGCTTTGTAGTCGCTCATGAATGTGGAGATTGTTTTTGCCACATCATCAATCATGGCCATACTCAGTTTAAGAAGTTTGTCTGGGCCAGTGTCA